AAAGAATCCTTCGGGACAAGCCCTTACCGCCATTATTAATGGAATCGTCCAAAGTTTGTATATGCGTTATGTCTACATTCATTGTTCGCCACAACGTGAATGCGTCTCATTTAAGAAGAATGTCGCCCTTATCACCTATGGGGACGATAGTGGCACGGGTGTCTCGGAATGGGCATCCTTCTTCACTCACACTAGCATTAGAGATATTCTCGCCCAGATCGGCGTGGTTTACACCATGGCCGATAAGGAATCCGAGAGTGTTCCATATATTGATATTGCTGAAGGATCTTTTCTAAAGCGCAGTTTCCGGTTATGCCCGGAGACAAATACCATAGTGGGACCTCTAGAGAAAGCATCTATCTCCAAAATGCTAATGGTTCGTGTACCATCTGACGTTGTCAGTGCTGAAGTTCAGGCTACTGATACGATTCGTAGTGCTAATGCCGAATACTACTGGCATGGCCGTGAAATCTTTGAGGAAAAGCATGCCCTGTTCCAGGCAATGCTAGACCATCTAGAGCTTAGGCCCTTAATGGTTCCTCCGTTAGAAGGGTGGTTGGCTTTGCATAACAGATATGTGAAAGCAAGTCTTGACTACTTGAAACGAACCGACGTTCCCCCGTTTGTTAAAACAGATAGCTACACCCTCAACGAATTGGAGGTGCAGGCGTGAGAGGAAGAATCAACTACTCAATGTAGTTGTGGGTCGAGATGTGTCTTGGCCGACCTCGTAGAGGATGATTTAGCTAGGACCTGCATGGATTGCGGTTACCTTCGAGTCGATGATATCGAGATCGAATGTATGCACTGCGGGAGTTTTGATAGCTGCACCTCTTGTGGAATCCCGGCAGCCGGGCGCACCATGTATGATTTCCTAGATGGATACTGGTGCGAGAGCTGCAAATATGACTTCGTAGTTGCCACATGGCAACGCGGATTCACCCTGGGCTTTGGTGCAATGTCCACTATTATAGAAAACCAAAGTACCCAACCTGGTGTGACCCCTCCCACTATCCCCGATGCAGGAGATGTGGTGACCGCTGCCAGTGTTGTCGCGGAGGCCCCTGAGCC